CCGAGATGCGTACTTTCTTGTCACCAGTCAAGTCCATAATGCTCACAAACTGTTTGGCTGGCCACGACCATGCACGTTTGAGTTGCCCGCTCACGCCCGGATGGAACACAAAGTTGCCCGAATGTGTAGAGTGATCACCAAAGAAAAACTTGAGATCACCGTTTTCAGTCTTTGCCTGGAAGTTTGCCTCCTCGGCATTGGCACTCATTTGCCACTTCATTCGTTGAATAGCCGCATTGGTTGGTTCAAATTCAATGTGCCATGTCACAGGGCGAATCTTGGCAGTCTTTAACTTCTCACTTACCACACCCGATGTCATAAAACGATAGTTATTTTTAAAGTCGCCAATTTTGTTTTCAAAATTAATGCCATCTGGCTCACCTGTTGAGCCTTTGGTAATAGCAAGTTTGGCATCTTCTTTGTACTCTTGCAAGTTCAACAAAGTTTTTAGTTTGCCTAAATTAGGCATACCAAATGTACCCACAAAGTCTGCCACAGGGTTGTGGAAGTTGCCGCGAATGACCACGCTTAAATCTTCTGCCAAGCCAACAATTTCGCTCTTGCTGGTGTCACCAACAATTTTAACCAAATCAATACAACCGAGGTCGTACGTGTGTTCTACCAAGTCTAACAAGTAATCTCTCATAAGTTTCTCCTAAGTTTAAAGTATACAGGTTTTATTCAGTTTTTGCAAGTACTTTGGCTAAAGTTTGCCCACCTCGCAAGGAAACAATGTCTCCAGGTTTGCAAAACTCTATCCAACTTACATCGCCTTTACCATCGTAGGCGTTGATCAGTTCAAATCCTGTCTCGATAGCATGCTTTTCAATCAGCCGCCGAGGAGTATACAGCATCCATGTATGCTCGGCACGAATCACTCCATGTGCTTGATCACAGTTGTTGTAGGTCATGAGCACACTGCCACCGGGTCGTAGTTTTTCATAAAATTCTGTTAGGAACTTACAAATTATTGGCATGGGCTTATGATTAAAATAATGATAGGCAAATATTGTACCAAACTGATTGTTGGGCAGTTTGTCTAGTACAGGACCATCTGCCCAGTCGTTGATCACATACTCACGCAGTCTGCGTTGATATTCTGGTGTGAACTTGCTGATTGCTGGACGTATCAATTCTGAGTTATGATCCACCACATACAAAGGATCCAACGGTACCATGTCTTCAATATAGGTTTCTACACCTGGGCGTATGATCATACCAGGCAATCGCCAATCGGTTAAATTTTTAAGACGTGTTCTTAATACAATATCATCCTCGTCGTCAATTCTCATACGTCTATTTAGAATACCGTCTGTGGTATCATGAATCATTTCTTCCTGATACACATGTAAACTATCAGCCAAATATTCTTGTTCTTGTTGAGCAATATCAGATCGTAAATTTTGTTTTAACAATTCAATTTGTGCAGAAAATTTTGCAATATTACTAGACAATTCGTTGTATGTTTTTATTATGTTATCGCTGTCAGTTTGATATGGCTTGGCATGTTCGGTCACAACATGCGTTATATGACTTAATGTACCGGTGGCTATAGCACATTCACTTGCAACATCTAGTGAATCAAGTAAATTTAAACGTGCAACAATATCGCTGAGTTTCATTCGAAGTCAAACAAACTAGTAAATGTGTTTTCTGTGTTAGTTGCTGACGCTAGGTCCCAATCTAACACACCCAACAAGTTATCAACCTTGCCATCCACCACAGTGGCTTCCATCTCGCTGTCATCAAATGGTAACTCAGTAAACCAAGTGGGCAGTCGTTGTTCATCTGTGGGATAGCCAATGCTGGTCCACCCAAGAGCGTTTGACTTGAGTTTACACACAATAGTTTTCATGCCATCAACAATAGCCATTGAGTAGTTGTCGCCATTCATCTTTCGCATGTTATTCCAGTTGATCGCGGCTCGCACATGCCCTGGCATGTTGGCTTTGCCCAATCGAGTTTCTTCTGCCTGGTACTTGGTCAAGTTGTTCACACGCTTGGGAGAACCTTTCTCCCAACCTGGCCGCTCTTTGAACTCGTATTTGAATTCACGGATACGTTCCACAATCTCATCTCGACCTGCACCAGCAAGTAGTTTATTTAGAATTTCCAACAAGAAGTCTTGAATAACCTTGGGGGTATCTGAACGTTTTAAGTCAAGTCCTGTGGCCTTGGTCTTGCCAATTGCGCCGTTGACGTCAAGACGTTTGCCTTCAATGTCGATAGCATTCACAGCATAACGCTTCTTGGTGATAAACAAGCCACGATCCCCTACTGTTTCACGCCCGCATTTGATCAATTCACCCATGTCTCGGGGACAATGAAATGCCTGTTCCATGAAGCCAGGGAAACTCGTGTTGACTTGTTCAGCAAGGCTGTCATACAGTTGAATACACGTTTCTTTTGACCATGCCATCCGGCCTTCTTCAACTTCTTTCTTGAGGACCGGCCACGCGGAGAAATAACACGAGTCTGTGTCACCATATATAACTGCTTTTCCCACATGGTCGTATTGGCCTGTGATGAGTTCGTTAAGATAAGCATCCATATGCTTTGCAATTGAACGACCAGTAAGTGTCGTCGATTGTCCAATACGCTTGTCAAAGAATCTACAGCCCGGGTTAAGGATAGCGCCGTACAAACTGTTGAGGTTAATCTTTTTAACCAGTTGTCGTTTGTCCCAGAATGCAATTTCTTTAGCATCTTTTGCGTCCTTCTTTCGAGCCTGCAAGTCTTTGCGTTCACTATACCAACGCTCTAACAAGCCGGGAATGATACCCTTCTTCTCAAATGTAAGAATAGTGCCGTTGGCAGTGAGAATCCAGGGTTGGTTGGAGTCAAAAATAATGTTCCAGATCTCAGCGGCTGAGTGTATTGACTCTTCACCGGACTCCCAGTCAATGGTAATCTCAGTGCCACGTTCTCGATTCATCACGGCAGTATATTCTAAACTGGCAAAAATGCCTTCCCATGCTGCCGCAAAACTTTGTCCCTTGGCCATATTGGCCCGGATCAAATGATCAGTCATGGTCTGACGCAGTTGTCCTACCACAGTCTCTGGACCCATGTTCATGGCACGAATTGCTGATGGATATAGACTATTAATGTCAACTGACCCAATCCATTCATGCACACCTTTCTTGGGGTAGGCCACATAAGCGCCAGCGGCCTGTGTGTCTTCGTCTGTAAGGCGTTGCTTGCGATTAGGCACAACCATGCCACGTTCATGTGCTTCGTTGATGATAGCCTGTTCGGTCACTGCCACAGCACCCATAGTGGTCTGGAGCAACACGGTATTGGCGTGTGCCAGTTCGTTGGCCAGATCCAAAAAGCGCAGTTTCTTGTCCAACTTACCAATCAGCAAAGTGTCTTGGCGGTTGTATTCAATAAATGTTTTGAAGTGTTGGTTGTACAAACTGTCCAAGGTGCCTTCAAACTGCGTCTTACGCTCGCCCAGTTCGTATTCACAAATGGCATCCAGGCTATAACTGTGGCGTTCTTCATATGTGTACTTGCGATACAGTTGCATATAGTCCATATGCACACGACCAATCAAGTCATAAGTTTCGTTTTCAGCACCAAAGCGTTCAAACAGGCGCTTCTTGGGCAGTTGCCCCCACAAACAGAATTTGCGTGTGTCATCTTTGCTGAGTACTCGTACACATCTGTTCACAGTATACGGAATGTCATAGCCTTCACTGTTCCAGCCACTCAGTACATCTGCATCATCAATCAAGTCCAAGAATGTCTTGATCATGTCTGCTTCGTCAGCAAATAATATGGTGTTCTCAAAGTCTCGGACCAGTTCATGCGCAGTCTCCCAACTCAGATGCTTGGGAGGCACAGCCAGCGTGACCAGTTGGTCTAGCCAGTCGAGATAGACTGAAATTGCAGTAATGGGATTAAAAGGGTCCAATACAGGTGAGAAGCCGCGGTCTTTATCAAACGCCACCTCAATGTCAAAAAACGCTGTGTGAAGTTCAGGCGCATCTTGGTCTTTGTAGTTTTCTTCAAGGCATCTAAAGATTGGGTTGATGTCGCTTTCGTAAATCGGCTTATGGCTGTGAACACGGACTTCCTTGCGGAACTCTTTGTTGTTGCGTGTAGAAAATCTTGATACGGGTGTGCCATAGATACTTTGGAATTTACCGCGGGGATCATCATAATAGAAGATGTAATTTGCTGGATATTCCCTGTAGACCCGTTCGCCATTGCGGCGTTCTACTGTGTGAATACGATCGTGCTCACGATCAAATAGTGCGTCAATATAACTCATTGTTCTCCGTTTGTGGCCGGTTAGCCATACTACATGCTCGTAACGTGAGCGACTCGTCTGCTGAACAGATATTTATAATGTCTTACCAACTGTCTCGAGAATAGTCTCAAGTGTTTCGTGATCTTGTTTTTCTTTGCCAAACTCAGCCTTGTGTGCTAGTTTGATGGCTTTTTTCAGGATAGCAGGTTTGACCTCCAGTTCTTCTGCCACTGCTTTGATAGTGTCATTGAGTCCACCTTGAAGGGTATCGATTTCGTGCATGACCTGCATGCCTTCATTGACGATTTGGGTGAGTTTGATCTTTTGATCGCCGTTGAATGTTTTTGCTGTCATAGAAATCTCCTAAAATACTATTATAACAGTTATTTAGGAGATGTCAACTTGTATATGCTCGTTTTGGACCGCCAGGTAGCGAATCTATTGGCCCAGGCAGAAGCCGCCCACTCGGTCCTAAGGGCTGAGTTTAGTGGGCCACTCTCTGGCTGTGTTCTCTACGGCGTTGAGCACCTGTTTGGGTCACATGCTCAAGTATTTGGTTACGCATGGCAAATGCTGATTCATTCACAGCACCGTACCGGACAAAGGTTTCGTCAACAAACTGTTTGATACGTTGTACATCTTCTTTGGTCTCGACCATTTGTAACATTTCTGCTACTGGCTGTTTCAATGCCTGTGCAATGCGTTGATCCAATTTGGCTTTTTCATCAGCAGTTGGTCCGCCAGCAGTTACCTTGGTACCAGTTGGCTTAGGTAAGTTAATACCAGTCTTGATATTGGGTGCATAGTTCACACTCTTGTATCCACCGCCTTGCGGAGCAAAGCTAGGTTTAGCAGGTGTTGTACCAGTTTGTGCGGCACGTGCGGCTTGACGACGAGCAACCTCTCTACGGCCAACATAGCCTGGGCCATTTGGATCTTCACCGGGGAATGTGCCGGCAGCAGGTGCAGCCGTGTCTGTTGATTGTGGCGCTGTGTCTGCGGCGCCAGCCTGTGACTTGGCCAACAACTCATCATAGGTACGCGGTTTTCCTGTATCACGATTAGTGCCATAAAATGGCATTTCTTTTTGTGCACCGCCTGTTGTAGCAGGAGCGGCTGTTTGTGCATTAGGTTGACCTGCTGGTTGTGCTGTGGATTGTGTGGCAGGCGCTGTGTAAGGAATACCCATCTTGCCAAACACACTGGTCACAACCGGTTGTGGTACACCTTGACCAACCAACCATGCGGCCAATTGATCTGAATCACTAGGTTTGCCGGCCTGGTGCCAGTTCATCTTGAGTTTTTCTTTTGTAACGTTGGTAGTAAACTGATGTCCAAAGTTGCTAAGAGCACCGCCTACTTTTTTCACACCCCGATCCAGGTAATTGAGACCACGTCCAATCAAGCCAGGCTTGGACGGTACCCCTGCGCCACCAGACATATCAGGGCGATACTGATCTGGCAGTTCAGGTCGACCCGGTTGTTGGCCAGCATACTCCAGCAGAGCCCGGCGATAACGTTCAACGTTTTCAAATACTGCGTATGTACCGACAGTGGTTAAATTTACACTATGACTTTTACGACCAACGCTTTCGTTCAGTGCCCAGTTCAGTACTGTGGCCTTCTGGTCAATCAGTTTGCTTGCTGGCAAAATTTTAAATTTAACAGATTCTTGTACTGCCGCAGGCAATGTTGGCTTGGTCAAAATTTGTATTGGGTTGCCGTCGGCATTTATATAGGTATTGGGATTACGCTTCATGAAGTCTGCTTTCCATGAGTTATATGCGGCTGTTTGCTTGGCAAGTTCTTCAGGCGGCAATGCTGGGTTGGGAGGAATAAAACTGCCTCGGTCATTCACAGGCATGCCATACTCTAATTTTTGTCCTAGACTGTCTACGCTTTCAGGACCAGGCTTGGTGTAATCAATTGGCGCTGTTCCGGCTTGTTGTGCCATTTTGTCCAATTGATCCGCAGTCATTCCTGTAGTTTTTAAAATTTCTGCTTTTTCAGCTGGACCAGCGGCAGCATAGTCGGCTGCGGCTTTTGTGTCGGCTGCGGCATTTTGTGCGGCATCTGCAGTCGGTAGATCAAATTGATTGCCACCCGCGGCTGCCTGACCTTTGGCGGCCATGCCTTGTGTGATAGAACTGTCAGGAACTTGTCCCTTGGCAATGTCTGCTGTGGTGTTGGCATTGGTACCCACGCCACCTGCATACACATCTGTACCCGGTGTTCCCGGCGGCAATGTAATTTGTTGTCCGGGGAATATCACGTCAGGGTTAAGACTCTGACCGCCCACAGCGCCAGAGTCTGCTGCCAACTGTGGATTCAAACCAATTAGTTCTTGTACTGATGTATTGTTTGCCTGAGCAATTTGACTTAGTGTGTCCCCAGATTGTACAGTATATGTGGCAAGATCCGGAGTTGGGTCAACCAATCCAGCAACAGAATCTGTTGGGCCTGGTTGTGTAGCACCACCACCGAACAATTTTCCGGCTGCCCAGGCAGTGGCTGCTGCTCCACCAGCTTTGAGTGCAATGTCTGACAGTTTTTCACCTTTGATGGATGAATCTAGACCGTACACAAGAGCTGCCACAGCAGGCAATCCAGCGCCACCTGTAGCCAGGCCAGCAATGGCCACCAAGGCTGCCTTGGACAGACCGGCTGTCTTGGGATACTGTTTGGCCAGGTTGCGATATTTCTTGATGGCCTGCATCACTGCGCCTTTTTGGCCACCAGTTAGATTGGCCAGAGCATCTGTGGCTTGATCATAGGCCACATCCACTGCGGCCACAGGCACTGAATTTTGTATACCACTCCAGACACCTTTTAGAGCATCAGCTACGCCGCCGGCAAAGTCCATGGTGGTATCTTTGCCACGACCCAAGAAGGTACGGTTAGCACCTGTGCCTTTGTCAGTCATGCCTGTTTCGGCGTTGGAGAAAATTTGTAGGATTTCTGGTTCAGTTAGTTTTTGTTCACTAATGTATTGACCCACACGCTTGAAGTCACGATAGACAGGATCTTCCATGAGTATGGCTTCATTTAATTTGCGTTGCTTAGTGTTTGTACTTTCTCTAACTCTCATCTCTTGTGCGGCATAGTTAACGGCACCCCAGTCGCCCGACATCGGTCCGGTGCCACCAGGATTAGGACCTTTAATGCCCATAATTCTAGCAGTTTGTTCACGACTCTGGCCTTTGGCCATTAGTGTTTTGGCTCTTTCAACTTTTGATGTCCACTCAGGAGTTGCTCGTGCTTGAGCGGCGCCTGCGGCACCAAGCCCGGCAGCACCGGCTGCGGCCATTCCTAAGCCTTGCATGAATCCTCTGCGACTCAGATCTTCCGCCATACCTGGATCTTTGGCCTTAGCAGCCGCTTCACGTTTCTTGCGGAAGATTTCACGAAAGTAATCATCATCCTCTTCTGGGCTGTAAGGATAAGGATTTTGTTCACCGCTAGGGCGTTTGCGTGGTGTGTCACCGGGACGGTCATAGTCCTTGCCTGGCAAGTCGTATGGGCCACCTTCTTTGAGAGGCTTGGGTGTGAATAATTGGTCTACTATCATATTATCGTTCTTCTATGTAATCTTGAGACTGGTCCTGTCGCTGTCTACGCTTTTGAAACAGTTTCACTGCCATGTCAGCATGGTCAATGCGGGGGAATCTTGTGGGCAACCGACGCTCGCCATGACGAACTTCGTAACCTAATTCATCATCGCCATAGGCTTCCAGGCATGTGCCATCTTCCAGTGTGTATGTTCTTGCTGGAGCACCATATTCAGCCATGGGTTCAGCAGGTGCTGCCACTGCGGCCGCTATGTGATCTTCAACGCCGTGTGCCACTTCTGTGTCAGCAGGGTCACCAATGGGTTCGACATCCTGATCCCAGGTGGCATTTTCATCCACTTCCTTATCATCACCTATGTCAAGATCATGTTTGGCTTTGCGTACCAAGTGGCTGTCAAGTTTGTTTTCTTTTTCCAGTTTCTCAAGATAGTCAGCAAACTGTCCCTTCACACGACTGACCATGTCTTCTTCAACTTCTTGCATGGCCTCCCCAAGACTGGGCTTGCGAGGTTCCACTGAGTCGCCAACCATGTATCCATCTGCAGGATGTTTCTGATAGGGCTTCTTGGTCAGTGTGGTTGAGATATTGTTTGGTTTGAACAAGGCCGGCAATTGTGGCACACCTTTTTGTTGAGTATTCAAACCGTGCTTGACCGAGACCGGGGTAGTTTTACCCTCAATCAAGGCCAGGCGCTCAATTATCCGATAGATTGGATCACTCATGCTCTAGCGTCTTTCAAATAACTACGCAATTGCCAATGATATTTTCCATGTTGGCTCAACCGTCCTGCCACAAAGTCAGCAATGCCCTGTTGATTTTCCTGTTCTGCTTCTGCAAAACATTGATTCAACAGATCAATCATTTGTTGATTGTTGGCCAGGAGTTCTTCAATCATGAGTCGGGCACGTGGTATTTTAGTCTGGCCTGAAATTTGTGAGAGCTCGCCGAAACGTTCAAAACTTCCTGGTGCATACTCGTCGAGATATCTTATGTATTCTGCAACAGGATCTATAGCTGAATAGGCATCCTCGTAGATTTTTGCAAAAAACTTGTGCAGTTGCCCAAAGTCCGGACCTTCCACATTCCAGTGAAACTGTTGTGCTTTGATATAATAAGCAAAATTACTTGCTAATAGAATTTTTAAACTGTCCGCGAGCATTTTTATTCCTTTTGTATTCCTTGGGCGTGTTAGGCGTGGGATCCGAACTCGTTACATATTTACCTGTCAGCATGCTTCCGCCATTTCTTGCAATCATTCCTAATGGAGTAGCACTGGGGGCCATTCCGCCTGCACAACTGGCACCTGCAGACGCGGTTTCCATTATTTCATGCATTTTCATGTGAGGACTCCTGAATTAAAATATTACCGTTTTGATCTACACTAGCAGGACCGTGTGCGATTCTATAGTTGTTGGCGGTTAGTTTGGCATTTTCTGTATCAACTAATTCGTAGCGTATCTGATATTGACCAGGCTCAGCCAGCACTTGTAATTGTTCTTCTAGATAATGATTGGTCCAGATCCAGGTGCGTTCAGCAAACAATTCGTCATTGACGTAGCATCTATATCGTGGGGGTTCCCCTGCCCAGTCGCAGTTGACATCAGTTAGGACCAATACAAATTCATTTTGCATTTAATATTTATTAAAATATACTACTATAAATATTTGTATGCTTAAACTGTCAGAAATACGTCGTGTACATGTAGAACTAACCACACGGTGCAACGCACGTTGTCCCATGTGTGTGCGCAACTACAGAGGTATGGATTATAATTCAGGTTACCCCGACACTGAATTAACTCTGGCCCAGTTTCAACATATTGTTGGACCAATGATACATCAGTTGACCTATGCCAATTTCAATGGTAATTTGGGAGATTTTGCGTCGGCACAAGACGCACTAGAAATAGTTGAGTATCTTGTGTCGCACAATATCACAGTGAACATCAACACCAATGGTAGTTTACGCAACAATAATTGGTGGAGGAAACTAGCCCACCCCAACGTCACGGTCGGATTTGCACTGGATGGACTGGCAGATACTCATGCGTTGTACAGGCAGGACACCGATTGGAATAGAATCATTGCCCATGCACAAGCATTTATTGCTGCCGGTGGTCGTGCTGTATGGCGTTTTGTTCCTTTTGATCACAACCGACATCAAGAAGAGCAATGTCGACAACTGGCAAAAGACATGGGATTTGCTGATTTTGAAAACATTTACGATGGACGGGATTCAGGACCAGTATTCTCAAGAACAGGAGAATACAGTCATAGGATTGGCACAGACTCCGGACCTGCTGACCGTATACCGCAGATCAAAGATTTGGTGCAGAGCCATATCACGTGGTTTGATCAGCGCACTGTGCAGTCCCACAAAGATGTTCCTGATTTAAAATTACGGTGTCAACACAAGATCAAGCAAGAAATCTACATAGCCGCAGATGGATCAGTGTACCCCTGTTGTTATCTGGGATTCTATCCTGACACCATGCACCATCCCGGTAACTCACAAACAAAACAATTGGTTAGAGAAAACAACGCACTCAAATATGATTTGGCACATTGCTTGGAATGGTTTGAATCTGTGGAACAAACCTGGGCCAAAAACAGCATTGCTGATGGCAGACTGTATCAATGTGTCAACAGTTGCTCAATCAATTAAAAAACATACTTTAAAAGGAAAATATGACCAGTGCAAAAATTTTATATCTAGCACGTTACCGTGTACCGCATGCTATCATGAGCCTGCAACCAGAGTTTACCCGGCATCTTATTGGTGTGGATAGAACTTGTATTGCCAGCCCTGTGCCCCGAGATGAATTGTGGCCTATATTTGAAAAATACGGCATAGACACTACAAAATTTGACTATGCCCCAGATTCTGAAATCTACAGATTATATCCTGAAGTCAACAACTGGGTGTTTGACGGTGATTATAGAACATACTGGTTGCGTCAACAGGCCATCAAGTTTGCATTCTTAGATTATCTTGATTACGATCTCATGATCATGCACGATTGCGATTGTTTGCTGATCAAGGATTATGAACCCTTCAAAAATGGCAAGTTAAACTTCATGGTATTAGAAAATGAACGTCACAGTTGGGGTTACTATGAGAGTATTAAAAATGCTCTGGGATTTGAACGCTTGACTCCGCATTGTTTTATTTCAGAATTTGTGCCTGTACTGAAAAAAGACTTCGACGATCTAGTACAGTTCTTGGAACAGACACACAAGAAAAAATGGTTAGATGCCATGATTGACTCATGCCCACCTGAGCCAACGGTACCACCTTGGGGCAACGGGGAACTCATACGCTGGTTCAGTGAATATGAATTTATCGGCAACTGGGCCATGAGTCGTCAAGACATCACAATGGAATTTCAACGCAGATATCATTATGATGACATGGAAAAGATAGGTGACTTCGATACCAATTATCATACTGCGGTATGTGATGCAGTACCGGATCTAAGCAGAAGTTTGCAATTCGACTGGGATCGTAAAGAGGTGGTAAACTTTGAATACTATATGGACAAGATCCGTGAACAATTGGCAAAACCTTAAGGTATATTCTCCTGGACATCAAGCAATCAACTGGGGGTTTGATTATCCTCAGGTGGTCGATCTAGACACAGCATTGGCACAACCCACAAGTATTGCAGTTGTTCCTGTTCACTACAACAACCCACAAGACTTTGCCTACAGACCAGAATTTGACGCATTAGATTTAGAACAGTTTGATTTGGTGTTGTTCACCGACATCGAATTTCGTAGGCAAACAGATTTGATCAACTGGATAGAAACCACTGGTGCAAAAAATTGGTTGCTGACTGTGGGAGGATTGTACTCGGATGAAACACTGGACTCCAGGACCATTTATAGGCCAGCGTGGATGTTTACATTTTTGCAATGGAATTCACCACGTGAAGAGTTTCCAATGGATAGACCGTTTTTGTGGGAATGTCTACTGGGAGCAAGACGAGATCATAGAGATTATGTGATGCTTGGATTTCAGCAATCAGGTCTGTTAGATTCTAGTATTGTAAATTACAGAAACATCTTTATGGGATCAACTGATCATCCAGTCAGCATGAACGTTCAAAGAGAATTTCCCGG